TCCCCATGTGTCCCACGGTTATAATCACATATAATATATAATTACATATGTTATTATATATTATAAATTAAGTTTTGTAAAGTACCTAGTTATAAAATATCGCCACCAGTAACCTGTAATCGCTCTTCATTTACAGTAGATACATATTTAGAATACAAGAAAGAGTTTTCATCCTTGAATTGTTTTGAATTAAATCTATCTTTAGAGATAGATTGTAACTTAACAACATAGCTACCAATAATGAACTCTTCCTTACCACTCTCACGTAAAGAGTCTTTCAATTCTTTATTTAACTCTTTAGCCTCAGCTTCAAGAATAGAGATTTTATTTTTTAAATCTTTATATCTCTTAACCTTTTCTAATAATTGATTTTCTTCCATAATATAATCTCCTTTTTTAAATTTTAACCTTTTGTAGGTATTTCTATCTTAATATTTGTCTTTTTATCAGTGGAGTAGCTAAAAGAACCAATCTCTGAATCTAACTTAGCCTCCACATCTTTCTTAAAGACATCATACTCAACGGAAGTACTTACACCATCTTTAGAAATAACATTCTCTAATCCGACTTTAAAATCTTTACCTTTATCGTCATCTGAGAATGTTGCAGTAAATTTCATATCGTCTTTACTGTTACACATAATATACCACCACTACTAAACTATGTCAACACAAATTTACAGAATATTACAAAAATTATCAACTAAAAATGAAGAATTATCACCAAATAATCGATACTTTTCTTTTTCTAACTCAAACATTCTTTCCTTTAAAGACTCTATCTCACGATTAATGCTATCAATCTCAGAATTAATCATTTCATATCTATCTAATTTACTTTTTGAATTTTCTATCTCTTCATAATACTTAAATATTTTACATAAAGGTACGTCTTTAAAAGTATCCCTATCAAAAGGAACATCACAAATGTAGATATTCATATAATCACCACCTTACAGTGATTATACCATATCAATGAAAAATATTACAACTAAAAAGAGGTGTAGTAAAACACTACACCTCAAATAGAAGAATCTTAATGTTCTTCGCTAGATAAGTAGATACCACTTTTAGTAGTAACTTGACTAGCTTCTAGTTTAGCGGCTTCCTCAACGATTTTTTCAATACGTTCAACGGCTTCAGTCGCATATTTTTTGACTTCAGGTTGTTCAGAATGACGTGCTAATTGAGTCAAACGATACAAAGAGAATTTATCACCTTGTTCAGCATGTTTAACTAACTCTGTCCAAGTCCAATCAAGACCAACATTACTATCAACATTAGTACCCAAGAAACCCAACAACCTATTCATTTCTCTATCCATTACAATAACCTCTAGAAATTACTAACTGATTATGAAAATATATCACCTAAAGGTATATATACAAATAATAAATGAATGTTATTATTTATTTACTTTAATGACTATCTTCTTCACACTCCAACATAATGGAACTTGAACTAAAGTGATTAAAATGCATATAAATAGAATGAAAACATGCACCCTTACGTTTAACACCATTAACATCAACATAATTAACTCGTCTTGTGGGAATATATACTTTAGGAAAAGACTTAAAAGATTTAAACAATGAATGTCTTTTTACACCACCCAAAGAATCCATAGGCAATACCAACATAGTAGGTTTACCATACTCTAAACATCTTTCAATAACATCATCTTTAATGCTAAAAGGTGGATTTGTAATCACATAGTCAAACTCATATGTTACATCCCTATCAAGAAAATCTCTTATATTATAAATTACATTATAACCACATTCTATACCATACTGAACGTACAATGATTTATCAGTATCAAAGGGACATAGAACTGTTGCCCCCCCCCTTAACACCTAATAAATCATACATCTTTTTAACAGTCTCAACCTCAGTATACCACTCATCAGAATAGAAGTTATTAGTAATGTTATTTACCTTAACTGAAACACTCATAATACCCTCTTATTACCGAATTTTACTCTTTGATAACACTCTTCTGCTTTTTCTCGTGTAATCATACCATCTTTTAACAACTCAGTATAATGCTTAGCTACCCATATTGGCTCATATTTAGACATTTTATCACTACCATATGAACTCTCTCTAGGATGAATTCTTAGAAGATACTTATCTTCCTTGATGATATAAAAGCCACAATCATTAAGAAACTCTTCTGTATACTCTTTAATATTATCCACCCAACTAATGTTGACAGCAAAAACACCATCTAGTTTTAATGCATTACAACTATTATAAATTGTATTCCTATAAAACCCATCTACCCACAAATCATATGTATTAAATTTTACATGTGATTGTGTTATATCATCAGAATATCGTTCTATATTAAAGTATGGCGGTGATGTAAAGCTTATATCAAAATAGTTCTCATATTGAGGATAACTCTCTATTGTGAAATCCTCTGAACCTATCTTATTAACATATGCTTTCTTGTTTGTGAAATACCTACTCATGTAAAGGATGAATTTGTTACAGCTATCTGCTGTGTTAGGGTCTATACCTACATACTCAGATGTGTTTTTAGCTGTGAAGAACCCCAATAGTCTACCACCAAAACCACTTGATGTATCCAACACTTTACAATTATCTTTACCATATAACTCATAAAGAGCCTTAGCTGTTGCTGGTCTGAAATTATAACACCTACTAGAACCCCTAAAAGACATCATTTTAAACATCTCTAAAGGACTAGTGCAATACTTTAGAACAGTCTTACAATACCCAAGAAGTCTTTTATCATCTTTAAAGAAATCTCTAGGACTTGCCTTACCACTCTTTACAACATCTAAAATTTCTGGAAAGAATTGTGTTAGTATATTAGCACCCATGTTATTAAGACTGTATGCACCATCTTGATATGTTACATTTGTATCAATATCACATAAACTAGATACTATCTTATTGAACATATCATCACTCCACATATGCAAAGGAACTGCATTATCTCTAGAACGAATTAAGTTAAATAACCATTCAACTAATCTTTCTCTCTCTTCATCTGTTGTATTAGTATCGTTATATATCGTGAAAATATCTCGACCATTTTTTATAGAGAAATCTTCAAAAGCATCGCTATAATTATTTGTCATTAACATATGCTAGAAAGCTTTCTTTAAAATAAAGGAACTAACAACTTCGTTATCTAAAGCTACACCATCAAGACTTAACCTCAAAGTAGCAATATCGAAACCATTAAATGTGCTTAATACCTGTTTAATTGCATTAGCACTCATTGAGATTGAACCAATATCAAAAATTCCACCAACATCTAAAGCATCTAATTTAATAACTGAATTACCTCTTCTTGAAACAATTTCAATAGAAACACTATCACCAAAAGTAACATTAATATCACCTGTAGTCTCTGGCAAATTACATGCTAAATCAATGATTTTACGTAAATGGTCTAATGATACATCACATTTATTATCAACTACCATTCTTCCATATACAGATTGTTGAATAGAGTTATCCTCTAATGTAAAAGCCTCTGTTTTAAATACAAATGTATCGCCACAATACAAATCACCTTTACTATTAAATGAAATATTATCCCCACTATCAGAATTAGATAGTAATGCTAATAACTTACAATCTGCTAAATGTAACCTAAAACCACTACCAAAGTTATCATCACATGTCAATTTTGCCATATTATTATAAGACTCTACTGTAATTGTATTATCTTTAAATGACAAGAAACGACTTCTACCACCAGCTGTTTGAGAATAATTAAACAATCTCTTAATATAAGATATTAAATTTTCTCGATTAGAAGTGTTACTATAAGAATCATCATATGTATGATTAAACCTAGATTCATCTGAATTGTAGTTATCTACACGAACCTCACCACCATGAACTGCAATAGTGTATTCTTTATTTACACCACCATCAGACTCAACAGTACGCTCAATAACTGTAAACACACTACCACATAGCTTAACAATACGTGCTAATGAACCAGAAGATAAACAAATGAAATCAGTAATATGATTTTCACTATTTAAAGGTTTAACAAACTTAGAAATACTACGTTTGTTATCGGAAAGCATAAATCTGACATTTCCCTCTTCAACCCTAAATGTAATTAATTTGCCCTCATAAGAGTTCTCACCACTAGATTTTAATACATTAGAAATATTTAGAATTGTATTAATCTCTTTAGTAGGAATAGAGATGTGTACCTCGCTAGAAAACTCATCAACAAATGAATCCTCTACACCACTATCAGTATTGTCCTCTAAACCCAACACACTTTCAAATTCATTAACTTCGTCTAATAACATTTCTTCACTCATCTTTTGTACCTCTTATGATTAAATACTAATCTTTTTATTACCAAATTTTACACGACTATAACACTCTTCTGCTTTTTCTCGTGTAATTAATCCATCTTTAAGTAACTCTGTGTAATGTTTTGCTACCCATATTGGCTCATAATTGTATGAGTCTTTTTTTCTGGTGTAGAACTCACCATCTTCACCTTTTTGAGTACCACTCATAACACGCAACAAGTATTTATCTTCTTTAATGATATAAAATCCACAATCATTAAGAAACTCTTCTGTATACTCTTTAATGTTATCAACTTTCTCAAAGATATTGATAGCGAATGTTCCATCTAACTTTAATGCATTACAACTATTATAAATTGTATTCCTATAAAACCCATCTACCCACAAATCATATGTGTTAAATTTCTTATATGACTGAGTATCAGAATCAGAATATTTCTCTGTATCAAAGTATGGTGGTGATGTAAAGCTTATATCAAAATAGTTCTCATATTGAGGATAATTATCTATTGTGAAATCCTCTGAACCTACCCTATTAACATAAGCTTTTTTATTAATCCCAAAACGCATCTGCATAAACTCAATAAATTTATTACAACTATCTGCTGTGTTAGGGTCTATACCTACATACTCAGCTGTGTTTTTAGCTGTGAAGAAACCCAAAAGTCTACCACCAAACCCACTTGACGTATCTAACACTCTACAATTATCTCTACCATACAACTCATAAATTGTTTTAGCTGTTGCTGGTCTGAAATTTGAGCAATACCCTGCACCAACAAATGCAAACATGCTCCGCATATCATTAGGTGATTTACCATACTTCAAAAGCTTACGTACATATCGTGTAAAAGATTTATCTGACTTCTTACAAAAGTCTCTCATACAACAACCTTTAACTTTATCAACACCCTCTAACTCAGGGAAGAAAGTTTGTAGTACTGAAACACCTATACTATTAACACCAAATTCACCATCAGAATAAATATCTGAAATATTCAAAGACATCAGTGAATTTACGTTATACAACATGTAATCATCACTATATGTTAACCTAGCAACCTCATAATTATTATCAAGAATCCAACCCTTAACTACAGACTCTAAATACTCACGTTCATCATCTGTTGTATTTTTATCTTGATACCTCATGAATATATCATACCCATTATTTACTTGAAAATCCTCAAATAAATATGTGTACTGATTTTCTAACTTAAAAGCCATTTAAAATTAAACCTCGTTGATATATTTTAGTAACAACTCCCTACAATCATTAGGTAACTCCTCATCACTCATAATGATATTATAAATCCTATCTGAATCAGTTTCAGTAGTATCAACTAACTTATCAGCTAGATTAGATAATACATCCTGTAGAGCATTAATACTACTAAATGTTTTCTTATTTAAAATGTACTCACTAGCTACATCTTTATAATCCCTATGAGCAATCTCTATACGTCTAACTTCTTTAGGTTTATTTATGTCATCAATAATGACAAAATTAGGCTTTCTAGTGAAATTGTAATTATGTGATGTACCCCTAAGAACAGAACCATGTCTAACTATCTTAGTTGAACCTACAACTACATCATCATAATCCTCATGGTCATGACCTAACACAACCAAGTCATACCCTAAATCTAGTATATTATTATCAGTTAGATTATGTTTCTCATCAGAAAGAAAACCACTCTTACCATAGAACATATGTGCTAATAATATATTAACTGAATATGTATTATCTGCTTTAATAGGATATTCAGTATAGTCAACAGCTGTTAGTAAAACATTATCATTAAATATAACTCTAGTATCTAAATTAATATGCTCTAAAACACCCAACTTAAATAAAATCTGAATAGGACTTTTATCTAAGTTTTCTAGTGAATTTCTAACAATGTCATGATTACCAAGAATAGAGAAGCATTGCATCCCTTTTTGTTTAAATTGTAATAGTATATCAGCTAACATTGTAATAGGTTCAAAAGGACATTGAACCCTATTGACAACATCACCCTCAAAGAATACATATTTAACATTCTCATTAACACATTTATTAAGAATATCAACTAACTTATCTTTAAGAGTTACAATGATATCATCAACACGTGAGTCAGGCATTTTGCTATCCACATGTACATCAGAAATAAATGCAATCTTTTCACCATATTCTAATTTTAAATGAATATCACTCACCAAACTCACCACCTCTCAATAACTTAGTATTCCCTTTAGAAACTTCGTAATGCCTAACAGCATATGAAGTAAACCTATCATCATGTGTTATTAAAAGAATCTTTAAGCCATTCTTCTCAGCCATCTGATTAATTAATTCCATGAAATTAGGTATATACTGACTAGATAATTGACTTAAACCCTCGTCAATAAATAACACAGGCTCTAACCTATAATGTGTTATAAATGCAATCTGTGATAAACAACCAACAACAGTACGAATACCACCACCACAGTTTTTAATATCAGGCTCTAACTTAACACCATTCTCATCATCGTACACTAAATGAATTGTTGCCTTAGAACTATCTGATACCCTAATCTCAATAGAATAGTTGCAATCATCAAATATTGATTTAACACCATAATCAAGTATGTTATTTAAATGCTTAATGAATTTACCAGACTCTTCCTTAACTAACACATCTAGATAGTTAAAGGAAAACTCACTTATATTCTTCAAACTATTTAATTCTTTAAGAGAATCAGATTTAGTGCTAATCGCATAAGACATGTTAGCTATATCTCTCTTAGCACTATCTATCATTGCTTTATGCTCGATAACCCTACGAATAATAGAAGTATCAACCATATTATTCACCATCTTTATCTAAGTATTCTGATAATTTGTTATTTAAATCATTTAATTTATTTTCATACTCTTCTCTAAGTTGTGAAATGTATACCCTAGCATCCTCTAATGTATCCTTATCTGTCAACTCAAATAATTTATTAACTGCTTTATTATAAGAATCCTCAGCAGATTTTAATTGCTCTTCAGTACGAATTAATTCGTCTTTCAAAGACTGATTAATCTTCTCAACACTACTAAACTTAGCTTTTACCTCTTCGATTGTTGCCATTTTAGAAAAACTCCCTTCTACAATAAGGACAATACCCTATATCTTTCTTTAACTGTTCAAACTCTGCATTGCTTTCAGATACTTTAGTCTTTAAATCATTAACCATCTGTACATAAGAATCTAACACACCTCTAGCAGTACCAACATCAACTAAACAATTCTCACATGAAATAACCTCAGATGAGAAAGAGTCTAATGTATCTATATCAGAACTAATCCTATCAATGTCTACACACATAGAACTCAGTATATCTTTATGCCTAATGTTTAAACTATCTAAATACTTAGCATTTGTATCTACATCAACCATCACAACAGAAATGCTATCAAAGTCAGATGAAATCTTTTCTGCATCACCCAATAACAATGAAAACTCAGTTATGCTACTATTACTATCTTCAATCGTTTGATGTAGTTCTCTGTGCATATCTGATAATCTTGAAATGCTACTACTGATATCATCAATATATGACAATAACTCACACATTTCCTCTACCTTAGAATTGATTGAAACGATATCAGAATATAAAGACCTAATACTACCCATATCAATAGCAGAAAGTTTATCATCTAACTTAGATTTTAAACCACTAAGCCTTTGAACCGAACGAATATATATATCAATATCATCTAAAATACTAGATGTATTTGAATGTAAATCGCCCATAGCATCAACATCTAAAGCTTCTTGATACACCAAATCAAAACCATCATTTTTAGATAGAAAATCTTTCTTATCATTAATTAAAGATTTATAGGTATTAATCTCTGTAGTCAATGTACTAATATCTGAGTTGATTGACCTAACATCACTACCTAAAGATTTTAATACCCTAGCATAATTATCACAAGAACTCAGAGATAAGAACTCATACAACTGACCAGCTGTTTTATCCATAAGAAAAGGTTTATCATTCTGATACCAAAAATTAATTTTCATCTTAGTACCATTATTCATTTTGACCTCACGTATATTAAACATACGTGAAACCTCTTCTAACTGACCTCTACCAACTTTCTTTTGTACAGTACCATCATCAAACTGATATGCAGTTTTTTCATTCTTACCTACATTATCTCTAGCCATAAGCATTGTATGACTACCATTAGATATCTTAATGCCATAGTACCTCTGACCACCTCTAACCATAGCATCATCACCAAGATTAAAGAGTGCAGAATCTATAGCACGAATAATAGCACTTTTACCATTATTTGTAGCACCTGTGATAACTGTAATACCAGGAGTTAACTCTATATAAGCTTTCTTTAATGACTGAAAGTCTTTAATATCTACAGTTATTTTATCAGACATTATTCTTCACCATCATCCTCTGTAGGCTCATCAAATACCTCTGTACCATCAAAGACCTCTTCGTCATAAGATTCGTCAATCAAATCAACAGTGCTAGCTTCATTTAACAGTAAACGATAACCACCCTCAGACTCAATGAAATCTTTAACAAGACTACGGTTAGTGTTAATCCAATCAATAACACCATTCATACCTTGAACTTTAGGAGAATCACCTAACTTAATTGTATACCACGCACCAGCTTTAACAATCTTACCACGTTGCTCTAAGAAGTCATAGTATGCGTACTCATTAGAAATACCTTTACCAAAGATAATAGCTAATTTAAGAGGAATTTCTGGACGTTCGTATCGATTCTTAACAGCTTTAATCTCACAAATAGCACCAAAAGGAACTTTTTGCTCACCTACAGCTGTCTGTTCTGTACGCTCTAATGTACCTTTATACGCTTTCTTCATCGTTAAACGAATATCAGGGTAGAATTTAAGTGCTTTACCACCAGCCTCAACTTCAGCAGTTTGTTGACCATAACCCATAGCAATCTTAGTACGTAACTGATTTACGATAATCCAAGACGTGCCAGCACGTGTACTTGTAGATTTATGTCTTTTTAAGAATGTAGCCATAACCCTACTATCAATACCAGGGAGTACATCTTCAGATGAAGATTCTTTTACCTTCTCAGTTAAAATAGCTGTAGCAGAATCAATAACAACTAAGTCAACATTCTCAACCAACTCATCCAAAATCTTATCAGCTTCTCTAAATGTTTGAATTTGGAATAAGAAGAAATTACCATCAGGATTTGTAACTGGGTCATACCTAAACTTAGCTAACCCCATAGAGTTTAACTGTGCTAAATTGACACCACTTTCAAAATCTAAGTACAAAACCCTTTTATTTTGAATACAGTATGCTTTACTAACATGTAATGCACCTGTAGATTTACCTAAACCACTATCAGATGATAACAAGATAAATACACCACGTGGAATACCACCACCCAATATAGAATCTAGTACCACAGAACCACTTTTAACAAACTCTGGAGCATCTAAGGAATGATACTCACTAGACAACTTCTTAATGCTTTTTGCGAAATCATCAACAGATGACTTTTCTTTTTTTGCCATTACCTACTGCTACTCAAATTATAGATATACATCTATAACGAGAATTGTAAAACCTCACGATTTTTACTTACTGCTTCAACGTATATGCTTTCATAATTCAACAAAGTCGAATATACTACTCACAAGTTCTTGTATACTCCACAGTCGTAAATTCCCAAATAAGCCTTTGGTACATACTTATACGTCATGTTTTATTGTATAACTGTATAAGTGTTAGCATCTCTTAAATTAAGACTTGCATTAATATCCCTGTCTTCAGTATAGCCACATTCAGAACATCTATAAATCCTATCAGATAATTTTAAGTCCCTATTAATATGTCCACAATTATGACATTTCTTAGAACTAGGATAGAATCTGTCTACAACTCTTAATTCAATATCATATTCTTTGCATTTACTAATTAACTTAGTTTTAAATTCAAAGAACTTTTGTTGTGCTACAGCTTTAGAAAGATGTCTATTTTTCATCATACCTGATATGTTTAAATCTTCAATAACAATAAAAGCAGGCTTGGTTTTCACTATACTATGTATTGTTTTATTAAGATAATCAGTTCTGATATTTGTCAATCTTTGATAAAGCTTCTGTACCTTTAGTTTTTGTTTTACAAAATTCTTTTGAGTAGTCCCTCCTCTCTTTATTGAAATAACTTTACGAGATAACTTTCTCTGTTCTCTCTTTAAACTCTTTTCTACTTTTCTAACATTATATGTTTTGTTTATATTAGGATAAATAGAACCATCTGAACATATAGCTAAACTCTTTAACCCTAAGTCTACACCAACACCAAAACTATTAGTACTCTTAGTATCTTGTTTTTGTATATCAACCAAAACAGATATATAATATCGTCCAGCTTTATGAGAAATAGTCCCACTCCTAACAATAAAACCATCTCTAGATGTTGGAATGTATCCTTTCTCTTTTAAGCGAACCCAACCCAATGTAGGAACTTTTATCCTATGTCGTTCACTTAAACAATCAGTCTTGTTGTTTCTAACAAAATACATTTTAACGTCAGATTTATCTTTTTTCTTAAATCTAGGAAACCCACTCCTATGCTTGAAAAACCTTGTAAAGGCTATAAATGCACTATCCATAGACTTAGCAACAGCCTTTGTATAAACATCTTTAATCCAAATTTTATCTGGATTGTTAGGGAGATACTCATTATTAAGCCAAACATTGAAACGTCTACCACTCATAAATTTTTCACCATTCTCATAAAGTTCTTTATTATGAGCAATATAAAAATTATAAATAAACCTACATGTACCTATGGTTTTATTTATTTTTATAATCTGTTCTTCAGTAGGACTAATTTCAGTTTTGAAACTCTTTAGCAATACTATTCTCACCCCCCACACACATATATGGGTATATATTTACAACTTTATCAATACTTTACCTACTCCTTAATAACTTTTCACCCTCATGAGATAATCCCTCTACCTCACTCTTTATCTTATTAGCTAAACCATTAATATTAAGTCTAACCATTAAACGTAATAAAAATATAAAAGACTCTGCTTTATCGTTATTTAGTCTTCCCTTTGATACTCTTCCCTTGTCAGAAACACTATCAGGTATATACACATCGAAACTATCAGATAATACTTCATCAATAAAGTATTTAACTAAAGCAGTACTCTCACTTTTCTTATACCCACGTCTACCATGAACCTTAGTCAAGAAAGACGGCGACAATATAAATAAATCCTTTATTGTTGTATACTTCTCAAATAAATTATTTAAGATAGTATAATCTAATGCATATAAACCAGCAGAAAAGTTACCTATAGGTGGTGGTATTTCAGAAATGACAACATCAATAGATATGTTATTTTCTTTTAAATACCCATCTATTTTGTTTTGTAACTGATACCACTGCACATGGACAGCATCAAATATCTTCTCAAACCCTATTGATGTTCCTAATGGGTATGAAACAGTATCAATGTAAACCTTTTTTGTATCACTATCATATAGACTGAAAGATAAAGCCTTAAAGCTAGGGTCTATAGCTAGAATAACCATATATATCATGAAAATAGAGGTACTACCATATAGTATTTTATTATGACTAGTACCTCTATCCTTTCAACTATTAACTATTTTTATTATTTGAAGAATTCATCAAAGTTGCTAGTTGATGCACCACCAAAGGAATTGAAGTTGCTTTCACTACCACCAAAACCTTTATTTTCTTCAGATTTTACACCAAAATTAGCTTCATCGTATAACTTAACAAATGTAGCTTCATCTACACTACGTGCCAATGCCCTGTAGGCTTCGCTTGCAGATTCTTGCCATTTATTATTTAAGAACTCAACAGCCTTAGCAGATTTTCTCCACATAGCCTCACCAGTAGGAATAAGTGATAATTTTTGATATTTTTCATCTGTACAGTTAACAGAAATATCAACATGAGTGATACCACCCAAGCTACGTACAGTACCTGTATTAGCAATCATACCAATGTTTTGATACAACTCGTTACCCATAGACAATACTTTCAATTCAATGTTACTAGATGCTGGGTCACCATTTTTAGTTGTATCATATACACAAATAGGTACTAGATAACGAACAGCTGGGTCACCCATTAACTGACAACATTTACCACCTGTACACAAATATGAACCCTTACCCTCAATGTAATGGTATTTAATAGGTAATACTTGCTCAGAAATAATAGAAATCCTGTCAATGTTACCTTGTTTAGCTTTATACTTTTCAATAGGCACACGTTGAATCCTATCACCAAATGAAATAGGTTTAATGCCTAAATCACTCAACAAGTTAGAACCAGAACCTTCAATGCTAATCACAAAGCTATCAGGAGATGCTACACTTGTAGTTGTAGCAGTCGCAACTTCATTTACAACTTGCTCTGTTTTTGCTTCAGTAACAGAAGTAGATTCATTAGAACCATTAAACATAGCATCAAAATTTTCAATAGTCTCAGACATAATAATTCTCCTTATTGGAAACTAAAATATATTGTAATAGCAATATGCTAACTACCAAAATTAATAATCTAAATCATCTACATTAACAGTAGGTACATCATCATATGTATCATAATCAGAATATGTCTCATATGAAGTTGTAGGAATTTCTTTACTAGATGATAAATCAACCCCATCTAATGTGAATGTATTAGATTTACTAGAATATTCTTTAACACCAATAGGTCTTTTTTGATTTTGAATATTCTGAGTATGTGAAACCTTAACTGGTTCTATCTCAAAACCTAAATCAAACCTATTAGATTCATACACAGTAGCTGTTACATTATTAGAAGTAGTATTGCTACCTAAAACTTTACTACCCCTCTTTCTTGTAGTTACATCTAACTGCTTTTTAACATCATTACTCATCTTACCAAGAACCTTAGTATAGATGCCTAAAGAGGTGAAAATAGATAAGTCTTTAATAGAGTTCCTTAGAACGTCCCTATCTACGTCAGATAAAGCGTAATCAGGATTATCTTTCATAGTGATAATTAACGTACAAAAGTTTTGTAGTGAACTATCATTAGGAAAGTACTCTTTAAATTCATGAACTAATCTGTCTTTAAAAGCGTCTTCTCCCATAAATCTCCTTTCATTTCATAATACAAAAATTATTCATTAACAAACCTAACAGCATTAATTGTATTAAGTTTATTGTTAGCATTTTTTATTAAGTCAGAAATCTGAAATTTATGCTCAGTAAACTCATCATAGTATCTACTAACTTTTGACTTTAAATTAGCTACTAACTGATAATCTGACTTAGTTGTTACCTGTAAATTTTTCATCTCTGATAAATTCTTATTAACAACACTAATACGTAACTTTAAATCATTTAATACATCTATAGTACGTATCAATCTCTCAGAAACCTCATACTGTAGTTTAGGACTACGATACAAAGCTTCATAAGTAGGCAAGTCTATGATTTTTCTATTTTCTACCAAATACGTGTCATATACTTGATAGATTCTATCTTGTAAATCCTTAGTAACTTTATTCATTTCTAATTCAATTTCAAGTATAGACATTATATCATATTCCCCCTACCTAATTGCATTAACAACCATAAAGTACGATACTCTCTATCAGATTCATTCTTACACTCCATTGTGTAAACTTTCTGAATAATTGGTACAATCAACTTATCATATGACTTATTAAAATCAACTAGTAATCTAAGATACTTACCACTATTAGTAACAACATCCTCTAAATTTCTAGACTTTTCTAAGAAAGATAGTACACCACCAAATATCATACTATCAGAATATACCTCACGTAATTCTAAATATGTCTTTAGTATATCATGTCTAGATTTACCTAGTACGCAATATAAATCCCAAAGAGATATGTCAACAGAATCAATCTTAGACCTACCCAATACCCAAAAGGATTTAAAGTATTTAATGAAATCATATTCTGTCATAGAAGTTAACATTGTATGTGTCTTATCACTAGGCTCTTTATTAAATCTATCATATAGAACCTTAATAGCTATATCCCTAATAGTCATATCAATATCTTGAATACCTATGTTATTAATTGCTATAAAGCTTCTAGTGTTTTCTTTTAATGACTTTACAACACTAGAATTAACTTTACCAACAAATATAATATCAGTATTCCCATCTAAGATATTGAACTCAGTACGTAATTCATAGTTAGGGTACATGAAACAAACTAAATCTAAATAGTTTATCCCCTCTTTACTATCCTCAACTTTAACTACTTTGTTGATTAAACTATAGTTACCCATCAAATCACCTATTTTTAGTACCAACCATTAGATTTATTAACCTACCATTAGAGTATCCATACTTATCACCAGCTTGCTGTTTAATTGAGTATAGACTAGGACACATGTTAGCCATAATCTGTACCTCATCAAACTCACTCATCTTATCCTCACGTGTAGAATTCTTCTCATTTATGTATGCTATTGTATCAGCAACACTAGAGAAATTTAAATTCTTAACAACGTCCCACCTCTTAACAATTATCTTCATCCTAGACATGATAATTGGTGAGATTTTATCACCATAAGATAAAATGATGATTGGTAACTTAGATTCCTCAATGAACTTTAATAGTGAGTTTTGACCTACGTGAGATAAATAACCTATACCATCTAATACTAAGAACTTACTATTTACACTAGAAACACCATCATATGAATCTATTAAATTCCTTACGTCATCTAATGTATACACACGCTCTATCGTATCTTTGTATACCTTTTTAAACTCAGTAACATACTTACCTATCAAAAGACAAGGACACATTTCTACATGTTCTAAGAGTTTTTCTATGAACACATTCATATCTAATTTATTGTAATTCATATAATACACCTCAAAACATTAGATAATAAAATTTTAACACTATCTTTACTTAAAATCAAGTAAAAATTACAGTAGCTGTGATTTTAAAAATTCTTCTTTAAGAATACAAGCATCCTTTAACTTATCATATCTAAATCCGATAAATACACAATGTGCGAACCTACCATTTTTAGTAATTTGTTGACCATCTATTTCTACAACTTTACCATAGTATTCTGGTTTGAGTACTGTCTTACCATTTACAACAGTTCCCATATTCTTACGCATATCAAGATTGAAACCACTGAACTTACCAATCTCTCTAACTTCTTGTGTCCCATCTTCTTTTTCAACATACACAGAAACACAGATAGAACCTATCATGTTCTCAAATGCAGAACCCTTGTTACCTAACTCATAGCCTGTAATAAAAGCATCAATAGTATCCCCAAAAGAGAAAGTTATATCGCCACTTACATCATCTAATGTATCAAAAGCACTTAAAGATGATTGTGAATTAAATGCACTCAAAGAATCAGACAAAGACCTCTTACACTTTACCCACCCTTTGAAATTTCTAGTTGTATCTGGCACGTATACACCATCTAATCGTTTAGCTACAGTACCCTCTAACCCTAAGCTAATTAAATGCTTATAAAACTCTTTCTTATTATCCACTACATATTTAACAGGTCTAGCATTAAACTTAGCATCTACCAACATATTAATAATGCTTGATAAATATTCTCTACGCTCACATAAAGGAGTATCCATTATCCAATTATTATCACAGTAGATACAGTCAAATGCATTAAACACTAAATCTAAATCATTAAAATCTTGAATATCTAATGCCCTATCAGTATTAGAACCTAAAATAGATGTGACCGCTTGTAACTGAGAACTAGTATCTACACCGTATCCATCTAATACAGTACATATATTAGGATTATCAGATGTCAACTCACAATCTAAAATAAACGTCCTATCTAACATACTGTATGAAAAATCTTTAGGTAATTTAACTTTTTCAGTAAACTCTATAGGGAGCAAGTCAATATCACTATTATGTCTACTATATAAGTGAATACCTGTACCATCGTTAATAATAAAACATCTGACACCATTTAACTTCTGCTCCATTGACCAATTATCTGAATCCCACACCTCTTGTTGCTGTTCTTCTTTAAAAGAATCAATCCTACCAGCCAACATAGGTGATTTTAACTGTAGCATTAACTTTAGATGCTCAGGTGTGTTATCAACAGAACCATATCTAATAGAAAGATTATACTCTCTAATCGGCTTGATGTAATCCTCTTTCTTTAAAGACTTACCATCTTCCCTACTATGAATATTGATGCCACAGTCATAAGACATCTGCTTTAACTCATTTAAAGTTCTACCAACACTAATTGCCACAAGAAACAACCTCCTTTAAATTAAGTAAAGCATCCTCATTTAAAGAGATATCATTACCCATAATATCACCAATCTCAATATTTAGAGATTTACATAATTTTAAGATAGTAGACACAGATGGGCAAGTTTTTGAACCCTTACCCATCCTTAAATCTTCTATCCTACACACTACATCTCGACTAATGCCAGTTAAATTAGAGAATTCAGATATTGTTGTTTCTAACACATTAACCCTAATGTATCGTACGTTTTTACCTAACTGAACTAACTCTAACATATCACTCATTAGCAACACCACGCTTAATAAAGGAAATTAATGAATTCTTATCGTAATCATTATCAACCTTAGTATTAACAACCTCTAAAATATCCTCAGCAGAACCATCTAACATGACACCATATCTAGCTAATTTACCACTCATTAATGCATTAGAAGTAATAAACTCATATTTATCATCAACAATATGATAAATATATGTAGATAAACTAGAATTATTCTTATCTAATACCATATTAGACATTCTACGTAAAATAACTAAACAATCATCAATATCACCAACATCGGATAATAACCAACTCAATGGTACTTCATTAAAGCCTTCAACTTTAGTCATATCTACCAAAGACCATTTATTACCAATGTGATAAGCAACATCTAAACGCTCAACTGCACTACCTAGCTTTTCATCTTCATAACTTGCTAGATATACTTTAACTTGATTAAATTCACCTTTAGTGATATTGAATACTTTTGACGTATCAACATACTTAACCAAGTCATCCAAAGTTAAGCTATCAAAAATAAACTCTTCCATACTAATCTCCTAAGCTAAATCTGGCTCAAAATGATACCCTAACTCAGAATCATCCTCAACCATATGAAAATCGTATACTCTACCCATAGACCATCCAACAGATGGGTCAGTAATAATTTCTACTGGCCACTCTGGTAACTTAACAGATTGTGTTTCTTTAATAATCTTTAATATACGCATCAATTTAGTAGCACGTATTGTATAACCAATTTCGTCATGAATAGCAACCCTCCAAGCAACATCGTTCTTGAATTCTTCATTATTAAATAATGCTCTCCACAACTTAATCATTACCATTTTAAGAATATCACCAGCAACACCCTGTACGCTTGTATTACCAGCACTACGGTTAGCAAAACCTATCTGTTTATTCTCATAATAAGAACGTAACCTACGTGGTCTACCAAAGAATGTCTGTAACATACCTTTACGTCTAGCACTATAGATTAACCTATCTTGCCATTGAAATAAAGTTGGTAACGCTTTCTTATACTTATTATAAAAGTCCTCAGCCTCTTGTAAAGATTTAAAACCATAGCGACTATCTGCATACAATGAATGAGAACTAGCACCATACAAAATAGAGAAGTTGGCGTATTTAGCCATCTTACGATAATCCCTATTATAATGTTCTTCACCCCAAATAGCTACAGCTGTATTACCACATACTGATGTCTTACCATTACGTCTTACAAACAACAAAGAACTAGGAACTGCAAAACACACAGATTTAACAGGTTCATCATACTTAATAATCTTAGTATTCTTATTTGAACCCCTAACATCCCTCTTACCACTGACACAATTAAGTTTATACAAAGAAACATTGTATCTATGAGAAACATCTTTAATATTAGTTGAGTATCCTAAATTAATAAGAATTAATTGTAACTGTTCAACTAATTTTTTAGACTGTACTAAAATAGTTTTAGAGTTTTCTCTACCCTCCCTGTTATCATGTAAACCATCACCATCATACATAGCTAAGAAGAATTTTTCTAATAATCTATCACTAAAATGTAACATCTTATCAGACAAAACCCTATCTTTTTTAAGATTACCACCTATATAGCTAACAACAGTATCAAATAGGGCTGAACTTGTAACAGAAAAGACATGAAAATCACCACTTAACGTGGAAGTCCTACCACAAATATTAATTTCTTTACCTTTACAGATAGTAACTTTTTCATCAAAAAGATTTCCTAATCTAGCATTAAGTTTTTGCATCTTAGACAACACTTCTGATTTTGCCTCTGACTGAGAAAAGTATACAGTCTTAGAACCATTACTACGTAAACATGTACCACCATCTGTAATAACATACCCAAGAAGCTCTACAAAATCATCAACTGAAATATCATATCCATCTTTGTGATATGTACTACCTATATGAATGACTCCACTATCTACAATATCATCTGAACTTCTAAACACTTTAGTAGACACAGGACTACAAATTGTACGATAGGAATGTTTCTTATATAACTCGTCTGCACGTTTAATATACCAATTATCTCTACCCTTATCATACATACGATGATTAGGTGTAACCAATAAATCAGTATTATTGCCAACAAAATGATACATTGTATCTGTTTCATTGAAATATGCATGACCAGCTTTAACAAACTCTAATTCTTTAGTATCTTCATTATATTGTGCAATCTCAGTATCAATACCAATATGCTCATAAGTTTTCCAGCCATCTCTTGTTAAAAACTCAGTATCTAAAGAATAACACCTCTTATGAATGTCATCCCCATGTACAAAAGCATCAACCCAATTAGGCTCACGACTTAAATTAGCGGCGATACGTAACTCCTCCGCGGCATAGTCAAAGCTACAGTACAAAAACTCATCATCACCACTATCTACTAACATTTTAGGAGATATAGCCATCCGTATATTTAAGTCATCATCCATACCCTCTACCCATCCAATATATGTTGGGTCATCAGGTATAATATGTTTTCCTTCCTCATCATAAGAAGAATAAACAAACTTATACCCCATAATGATATTATCTTTCTTAGAGAATAAATTTCTATCACCTAAGTCAAATACGTCTTCCATCTTTACATGTGGCTTAGGCAGGGAATTATGTGTAATAAAACCATTCACACAATATCGATGAGTTACATCTACATGTATATCGTAAACTTCTTTTCTACCAACATACTCTATTGACTTAATTTTTAACCAATGTACATTGAAATTAAAATCATCAACTCTACCTCGATATAAGTCGAATCTCTTATTAAACTTACACCTATCCACATATGTGGAAGTAGTCCCATCCTTCTTTGTATAATAAGATAATGAAACATCATCATACAGATTATATTTAATAACATCATCATGTAAACATTTAGGTAATAGTGAATGTATCTTACCCATTCTAGGAGATTTTAATGTTATTTCACCACTCTCATTAACAACATTTCGCAACTTATACTTAGATGTCACACCAATAGTATTAAATAATTCTAACTTATTACCTAAGAGTAGTATCCTAAATGCATTCCTATACTCACCATTGCTACGCTCAACAAGATGAGAATTAATGCCTAAAGACGTTGCTAATCTAACAACATCATATGCTAATTTCTCAGATACAGTGCAATAAGACCACTCATAATGACACATGGATTTTCCATCAGAATCCATAAGTCCTCTAAATAACATAGACCTACACTCGGAACTTAAACCATACACAATCTCAGGTATTGACTTGTTTTCTGCCCTACTTCCTACACCTAAATCATGTAACATGTCACTAATACCAACACTCTTAATGATTATACTGTAAAGTTTCTTATACCTCACATCATGATTTATATTCTTAACCCTATAATGAATTCCAAGTAAATCTAATGTCTCTTTAATGTAACTCATTGTATCCAACTCATCAGCATTAAAGATTAGTCCAACACTATAAGACTCTTCTCTTGTCTTACCACCATACCAACCATCACCTATAAAATAACCAACAAAATGCCAAAATCTAGGATTATTCAAGTCTATCGTATATTCCCTAGAATAAATCCCACCATAAGGCTTATTCCTCTGTACAGTAGTAATGGTATTGTCTTCAACACTAGAAACATTATAAGATTTAGAATTAAATGCAACTAAATCACCAACACACAAATCTTTGAGTTCTCTGAAATCACAAGAGTCTGTTGCACTATACAACTGATGCTTATCTGTACACTCTAAAACTTGACCATTAGAAAGTGTAACCCTATAAACATCCCTAACACCATTATTATAGGTATTAAGAACTTCCCTAAAAGATTCACCATCCCAAACATTATCACCAACTGAAATGTCCTTAATGGTCTTAACACCTCTATCAGTAAACAATTCAGATGAACCAACTACGCATTGTGCATTAATCGGGCTAAAGAATGAATTCTTACCATCTTTACCACAAGCAAGCCTACCAGTTGGTACTTCTGTAGTTTTATAAGCAAACCTACAATAACCCCTACGCTCACACTCTTTCATCAAAGGCTTAATATATGATGATAATAGTTTGGCTGTTTTCTTATAGTTGATATAAGACTTCAATGCTGGGAACTTTTCTACATACTCTTTAGGTAAATCAGCCAATATTTTAATACCAACTGACATAGTACCTTTAGATGTACGCTCACCAGTATCAATCCCCAACCTCTCAAAAGCTTGTGCAACTTGTACAGGTGAATTCAAATTAATCTGTCCACCTATCATAGCATACACATCTCTCTCCATCCTATCTACCCTATCAGTAGCTATAATGTAAAGATTTTTAAGTACATCACCATCCAACCAAATCCTCTCATTCTCATAGTGTAATAAAGGATATAACATCAAATTATCAAACTTAGCAGAATGTTTAGCCTCAGTAAAGTACTTAACTGTTGCAGTCGCAAGTAAAAATGTACACAATGCATCTGCGGCGGCATAAAACACTGTATCTTCATTTTCAGATGGGTTTAAATAGAAGAATGAGCCAGCATTTTCAATTACCTCATCAAAGTGTAACTGTTCAATCCCTAAGAAATGTAAACTAGACCACTTTAAGCTAGGATATTTTTGGTTTGTATCAGCTAACCACACAGGTACGGAAACATCATAGTAATCAACATTAGACATATCAAACTTAGCATACATCCAACGTCTTTTATCTAAATCAGCTTTATTCTCCTTATACCCATAGTATTCCATGATACGTGCGTCATAACGCATATTATACATGAATACCTTTTTAGCTTCGCACATACGCTCATAGATAAATTTTACTGATTCCTCACCTAAATTACCCTCATACTGAAAATGATATACAGGCACATAATAAGCTGTTTTACCATCTAAGCAAAAAGAATAACCTACTAAGTCAATCTCCTCAAAATCTAAACCTGTAGTCTCTGTATCGAAAGCCATATAGTAGTCTTTTTTATCTTTAAAGATACTCTCTAAGTCTTCCATACTTTCAACTAATACAAAGTTAAAATTCTTATACCAATTTTCTATCTTAGGAACAGCCCCAACCCAATGTTTATAGTCGCTCTTAGCTTTCTCATTAGCCATAGATAGGTTTTATTCCTTTCTTTTAAATCTACAATTAAACATAAGACCTACATAGTAATCTAACCCACCACCACTCATGAATACATCAGAAATATGTACACATAAGTCATCATCTTGTAGAAGAAAACTAATTGTCTCACTTATATCTCTTGATACATATCCAACATGATATGTACCACTATAGCCATCAACAGATAGCATAACTTTTACAGCATGCTTATCATGAATATTCTCAGGCTCACGTACTAACTCTAATATAACTTTATTAACCATATTATTATCTAGTATAGCCTGTAACACTTCTTGTGCATTATATTGAAATGTACTACCTACCAATTTTAATGTAAACACACAATCAGTAATATCACATGTTAAATTCTGTAAAAATAAAGGTAACTCTTTATTCATTTTGAAAAGTCACCCCTCGTATTAATCCATAACTTAGTCTTAGAGAATAGTATCTTAATTGCATACCTCTCTGACAATACACCCATTATAGGATTTTCAACTATAACACCCCTAGACCTAAGAGTCTTAGCAAGCTTTAAAAATCTATCGCTTCTAGCTAGAAGAACTATCTTATTTGTACCCAATGATAAGCACAAACGATATAGTTCCTCAGCAACTATATTACACCAACTAGTGTTTTGTATAATATCTCTTAAAGTAACTGAACCATCTAATATATCATCTTGATACATAATACCCATTCCAGTTAAATATACGATATCCATCTTCTCTATATCAGAATATTCTACCAATAACTTTAAAAAGCTACTCCTAGTTAGATAATCAGCAACTCTTTTATTTTTCTTCTTACTTGTACCCCTAGTATGTAATGGTATTACTGCAAGTCCATTCCCTATAATAGGAACATTCTTAGCCATTGATTGACTCTAGAAGTACACAATCATTCTCTACACCAGTAGATTCATTAATTGTTTTGTATTTATTGAAGAAGTCATCAGATGAATCGAACTCTTCACCAATAATACCACTAATGTCAGAATTAGTAATCTTAACCTTACCATTAGGTAAACGAATAGCTGTAATTTTAGCCATAGCATTTTCTCCTTTTTAAAATAAAAATAGGTATTGTAGTTAATAATATTTTCTACATTACCTATTATACTTAATTTTAAGTAACTTTACAACTACAAATTACTTAAAATTCATACTATTTTATTCTTGAATTAATGATAAGACCTTATATAAAGCGTTTTTATACTGCTCATACGATACCTTACCAACTTTAAAAGTAGATAATACATTTTTATTGTAGTATTCCCATCCTGTATCCTCTACTACAACATCCTTAACCTTTTCATCATGCTTACCAATATATGATAATCTCTCTTCCTTAGATAGGGTAGACCATATCTTCTTAAAGATTAAATTTACATCCTTACCAAATAAAATCTTTAAAGCGTGATAAGAACTGTAGACTTTGTTTTCAGAAAAGCAATATAACAAATCTGTATCTGAATGATACTTAGCAGACGGTTTACCTGTTATATCGTCATCATGAAAAGGACAATACATAGTAGAACCATCAATATAGCACCCATACTCCCTTAATAAGTCACTTAATTTAAAATAATGATTGATAACATCAACCTTAACCAAAGGATTTATCTCACCAACCAATGTTTTATCAAAATCACTACTATCTTTACCCTTTGTTGTAGTAACTAAACTATTATCAACTTTTGATATATCTACTCCCATATCAAAAGAGTTCTCATTTTTAGCTTTTTCTTTATTTTTAAACCCTATGCCATCAACATCAAATAATCCCACGACATCCTCCTATGAATTAAATTCAAGAGGTTCCTACCCAATGGTTTGCCCTTTTAATATCTCACCAAAAGAGTCTTACATCCAGACAGTAGACTATTCCCCATGTGTCCCACGGTTATAAT